CTTATATAACATGGTTTGTTATTTCAGGTATCCCTGAGATTCAAATTAGTGGTACGCCATGCAGCGATGTTGATACAATACAGATTGATGTGTGGCATGAAACAGATGCAGGCGTTGAAACACTTGCTTATGCTGTCAGGACTGCAATAGATTCGGCAGGATACGCCAATCGAATGATTCAAGATTTACGCGAAACTGATACACGGCTTTATCGCATCAGTTTTGAAGCGGATATAATTCAATCACGTTAAGGAGTGATTAACATGGCAATTAAGACCCAAGGCACTAACCTATTTTTTGTAAGCTCGGCTACCGTAAAGACGCTGACTTGCCCGACCGGCATTACAGGTCTCGGTGGCGCACGCGATCAGATCGAAACGACTTGCTTAGAGAACACTGACGATAAAACCTATCTTGCCGGTCTTGGCAACCCTGGGCAAGTCTCTGTGCCTTTCGTGTTTGACCCAAGCGCAGCGGATCAAAAATTGCTTTACGCTTTGCATGATTCAGGCGAGATCATCAATTGGTTAGTCGGGTTCAGCGACGGTACGGCAGCGCCTACAATCGTTTCGGGCGTTTTGACAATGGCAAGCACACGTTCAGCGGCTCAGTTTTCTGCTTTCGTGTCTGACGTTAACATTGACGTAGCAACCAACGAAATCGTTCGCGGCACGCTGACACTGCAACGCTCGGGTAACGTTGCGTGGTCGTGGAAAGCATAATGATTGACGCATCGTTTTTTGTAAGCTCGGCAGCGCAAAAATGCACTGTTGAGCTGCCCGATGGAAAGAAATACGATATGTTTTTTAAAGAGATTCCGGCGGTAGAGTTTCGCCGCTTTTCTCTTGCGGAACAATCGGCAGACGAAAACGTTCGCATTGGCTCAATTGCAAAATTGATTTGTGCGAGCTTGTGCAATGAAGATGGCAGCGCAGGCATTACGTTTGAGCAAGCAATGACGCTCAAGGCGGGTGCGATGAACGCTATCTTTTCGCAAGTGTTGATCGTCAATGGGCAAGACAATAAAAAAAAGGATTAAGGCAAGAGGATAAGATTTGGCATATCCTTGCTTTAGCCCTTGGTGGTAGAACGGTCGCGGAATGGCAAGCTACAATGTCACAACGCGAGTTTGATGCTTGGGTGGATTATTACCAAGAGCATCCTTTTGATGATTATCACAGGCATTACCGGCCTGCCGCATTGGTTGCTAGATCAATGGCAGGTGCAGAGATAGATAGTTTGCTAGAGTGGCTACAACCAACGCCAAAAGACGATGAGCACGAATTCTCTGCCGCTGATATGGCTACTTTTAAAGCGTTTGGCGTGAAGCCACCAAGGAGATAAAGATGGCGGCTGGCAGCATCGTAATCGATTTGCTCATGCGAACAGGCAGCTTTGAGACAGACACAAAGCGTGCAGAAAAAGCCCTAAAAGAGTTTGAGAAAACAGCTACCCAATGGGGCAAGGCTGTTGCCGGTGCTGCTACGGTTGCAACGGTCGCGCTTGGCTACATGGTCAAGCAATCCATCGATGCAATGGACTCGATGTATAAGCTCGCGCAGACTACCGGCACGACAGTCGAAGAACTGTCAGGGCTTGCGTATGCTGCTCAACTTGCCGGTACAAATCAAGAGCAATTAGGTTCAGGCTTAGTTAAACTCGCCAAGAACATGAGCGAGGCACGACAAGCGGCAGGTGACACGCGCACAGCTTTTGAGGCGCTTGGTATTAGTGTTAGCAGCCTAGAGACTGCTACGGTCAAAGACACGCTTTTAACCATTGCAGAGCAGTTTGAGGGTTATGCCGATGGCGTAAATAAAACAGCTTTGGCTACCGCACTTTTTGGCAAATCAGGCGCAGAATTAATCCCATTCTTAAATCAAGGTGCGGCAGGCATTGGCGAATTAGTCAAAGAGGCAGAGCGCTTAGGTGTGGTATTTAAAGAAGAAGATGCCAAGGCGGCAGAGGTGTTTAATGACACGCTAACGAAATTAAATACTGTGGTCAAGGGTTTAACTAATCAACTTGCCATCGAGCTACTACCAACGTTTAACGCCTTTTTAGGCAAGCTGACCGACACTACTACAGAGGCAGACGGGCTTAGAGATTCAATCAAAGACATTATTAAGACAGACTTTAAAGACTTTGTACTTGATGTTGCGCTTGGGTTGGCTCATATTATTGATGCCGCTATTGGTGTGGCAAAAGCCATGCGTGCTATTGGCGGCAGCTTTGAATCGGTATTTGAAGATGCAAAGTTGTTTGTGGCTGCCAATAAGTTAATTATGAACGCAGTTAACCCGTTTATGACGGGTCAAGTGATTGAAGAATTTAAAGCAGCGTTAGAGGAGCGCAACAAAGTAGCGGCTAAGGCGAATCAGGGTTTTATCGATTTATGGGAATATGACGGTGCAAGAATTACTAATATGATGAGACAGGCAATGGCGGTCGGCAACATGCCTACCATTGTGGATATTTTTGATCCTGTAGCAAGTGCAACAACAACTAAACCACAAGCGCCACAACTTGCAGGTGGTGGCGGTGCAGCAAAAGTGTCTGAGTACGATCAAGAGGTTAAGCGTTTGCGTGAAACAATCGCGCTTGTTGGTAGACAGACAGAAGCAGAAAAAATGCTAGAGCAAATCCAACTTGATAAGTTTGGTAAGCTCGATGACGCGCAAAAGCTGAATTTGCAACAACTTGCAGAAACGCTTGATGCAACTAAGAAAAGTTCTGAAGAATGGGTTAAGTACGATCAATTTATTAAAGAGTTTACCGGCGAAACAAAAATACAAGAATTTATTGATAAGTTTGAAATGCTAAATCGTGCGCTTAAAGATGGCAGATTGTCATTTGGTGAGTATAACGATGCCGTTAAAAAGCTAGATAAAGATTTTGAAAAAACCACAAATCAAATGAGCGAGTTTGCTGTGCAAGCAGCCCACAACATTCAAAACGTCTTAGGCGATGCAATGGAGCAAGTGCTTGCCGGTAACTTTAACAATATTGGCAATATGTTTACACAAATGCTCAACAAGATGATTGCTCAACTTGCAGCCTCGCAATTGTCTGCCGCACTGTTTGGTAATTTTGGTTCGACAGGTCAGATCGGCGGGGTTATTGGGTCGATTGGTTCAGCAATTTTTGGCGGTGCAGAAGTTGGCGCACAATACGAAAGCATCGACGCATTAACTGCGGCAGGTTACGCAGACGGTGGCTATACGGGAGACGGTGGCAAGTATGACGCTGCCGGTGTAGTACACAAAGGCGAATATGTATTTGATGCCGCAAGCACGCGCAGGATCGGCGTTGGGGCGCTTAATCGTATGAGAGGTTATGCAGAGGGTGGCTATGTCGGCTCAGGCACACCTACGCCTGATATGGGTGGGCCAAGTGTGACCATTAACTTAGTTAATCAATCTAAGCAACCATTGCAAGCAGATCAATCAGCGCCTAAGTTTGACGGTCAAAAATTCGTGCAAGACATTATCTTGAGCGACTTAAAACGTAATGGCCCAATCGGGCAAGCGATTAGGGGTTAAGCATGGCAACATTTCCGGTATACGCTTGCGTGTTGCTTGAGGGCTACAAAGAGAAAGCAAGCTATTCTGTCTTACGTTCTGAAATGGATAACGGCGTGCCAAAGCAACGCCCCCGACGATCTTTGCCAATGGTGACACGCGAAGTACGTGTGCGCGTGGCAGATAAGACAGAAAAAGCATCTTTCGATACTTGGGTGCGCACCGATCTTGATGGCGGCACAGCATGGTTTGACTATACCGATCCGCTAGATGGCGCGACCAAGCAAGCGCGTATTGTGTCGGGTGAGGTCACTTGGTCAAGCCCTGGCGTTATTTGGTTTGCGGATATTAAATTGGAAACTGTGGGATGAGAGACTTTTCCGCATCGGCGCGAGAAAATCTACTTGCCACAAGCGCCAATGAACCTTTCTTGGTGTTGCTTGAGATCACGCACGCTGATCTTGCTGTACCGGTGCGCGTAGTTAACGACACGCAAAACATCACATTAAATGGCATTGAGTTTATCGGCTGCCCGTTTACCGTAACACTGCCTGATGATGTTGCCGGACAAATGCCGCAAGCGCAATTAGAGGTAGACAATATCGGGCGTGATTTAACTCAATGGCTTGAGTATTCGCGTGGTGGTCAAGGCGCACGCTGTCGCATTATGCAAGTCTTGAGATCATCGGGCTATTATGCATTAGATTATTTTGCAGAAGATTATGTGCTAGAAAACCTAACCGATATAGAATTTGATATGACGCTTGATTTAACAAACATGAAGATTACAAACGAAACGGTTAGCGGGTCGCTTGGCTTTGAGAATATGCTTAATCGTACCGGAACAATTCCAACGTTCACGCCACAAAACGCGCCTGGGCTTTGGTAAGAGGATAAAACAATGTCAACAATCATTACACGCGCAGGCAAAGGTAGCCCACTTACCAATAATGAGGTGGATGCTAACTTTAACAATCTGAACAGCACCAAGCTAGAAGTGTTTGGTTCACAAACTGCAAATACTGTTTATGCAGCGCCTAACGGATCAGCGGGTGTGCCTACGTTTCGCGCAATTGTAGCGGCAGACGTACCCACGCTTAATCAAAACACTACCGGCACAGCGGCAAACGTCACAGGTATTGTAGCTATTGCTAACGGCGGCACAGGTGCAAGCACAGATGCAACAGCTCGCACAGCCTTGGGACTTGGCACCATTGCCACGCAAGAAGCCAACAGCGTAGCAATCACAGGCGGTGCGATTAGCAATACAAGCATCACAGTTGCAGACAACGTATTCACGCTGCAAGACAACGTAGACCCGACTAAGCAAGCGCAGTTTCAGTTGAGTGCAATTGGCACAGGGGTTACGGCTACTTATACGATGCCTGCTGTTACGGGAACAATTGCGGCGTTAAATGCAACGCAAACTTTTACAGCCGTTAACAGCTTTACAGCATCGTTTAATACGTTTGGGGCAAGCACAATTACTGGTACTCAAGCGTTTGGTACGGGCGCAACCGTGTCAGGCGCAACCAAAACCGTAAACCTCGGCACAGGCGGTTTAAGCGGATCGACCACAGCCATCACAGTCGGCGCTGTTGCGGGTACAAGCACGACAACAATGAACGGGCAAACCGACATTGGCGGCACAACAACATCAGTTAACTTTGCACGAGTTGTAGGCGCAGCGACAGGCGCAAACCCTACAATTTCGGCGCAGGGTAGTGATGCGAATATTGGTTTAACTTTATTTGCTAAAGGTACTAGCGCTGTTTCGGTCACAAATGGAAGCGGCACTGCTACTAGATTTTTTGGTGGTGTTAATTTCATTGATTTTTCAGGCGGTGGTTCAGGCGCTGCTGCTTCTCTTGTTGCAGCGGGTGCTGATGCAAATATAGCTATAAGAATTTCGGGGCTAGGTACAGGTGTTGTTTCGCTAGGCGGCACTTCACTTGGCAGTAGTTCTTTGCAAGTTGTGCCTGTTGCATCAAGTATTAACTACACACAAATAAGCGGCAATACAGCTGGATTTGGCCCGATCATGTCGGCGCAGGGTTTTGAATCAAACATTGCATTTACCCTGCGGTCTAAAGGCACGTTTGGCGTTACTTTTCAATCATCTGCCGGTTCTAACATAGCGGATTTTCTTCCCACGTATTTAGGCTTTGGCGTTAATTTTCCTAGATTTACAAATGCAATTGCAGGAAGCGCACCTGAACTTTCAGCCCAAGGCTCAGACCCAAACATCAACTTAAAGTTGAGCACAAAAGGCACAGGCGTTTTGCAATTTGGCACATACACGGCAGGCATCATTGCACAAACGGGTTACATCACAATCACAGACGCAGGCGGCACTTCCCGCCGTTTACTTGTAGGATAACAATGGACTTACCTTTCAAATTGACAATTGAAGAAATCAACTATGTATTGCAATTGCTTGGCGAACAACCAAATAAAAGCAATTCATATCCAATTATGATTAAATTTAAACAGCAAGCAGATGCTGCCTTAATCACACACGCCGAGGTCAAGCAATGAAATGGTCAATTAACTCAATGATGGTTACCAATGACGTTGCGCCGGACATGGTGACAATGACTAACTTTACAATTAGTGACACGCAAGATGGGCTAACAGGTCAGGTGAGTTACTCGGTAAATCTTTTGCCTGCTGATCCAAGCCATTACACGCCATACGCAGAGGTCACGCAGCCTCAAGCTATTGCATGGACTCAAGAGGCACTCGGTGCGGCGCGATGCGCGGCAATGGAGGCTGAGGTTGATGCTCAGATCGACGCGCAAAGAATCCCAAGCCCACAGACTGCGCCTTTGCCTTGGGCAGACGATGCCGCATTGGTCTGATAAATACCTCGGGCTAGCTTATTTGCCTGCGCAATTTGATTGCGCATCACTTGCGGCAACGGTCAGCAAAGAGGTATTTAATAAAGAGATTGGCTTACCTGACTCACACGGTGATACTTACCGTGGGCAAAGTAAGCAAATCTTGCGGCACAGGGATGACTTAGCGGATAAAATAGATAAACCCGTAGATGGCTGCCCTGCCCTGTTTTACGGTCGCGGCAGACTGTGCCACATTGGTGTTATGTGTTGGATCGAGGGCGATTGGTGGGTATTGCATAATGATGAGGGTTCGCGCTTTGTGGTGCGTCAACAATTGCGCAACATGACTCGCATCTTGTACCAATTAGAGGGTTTTTACGAATGGAAATGAACCGACCAAGCCTTGTATCAAATCCGCATCCGCTGATCGGCGCAGGTCGTGAATTGACGTTTGAACCATTTAAAGAGCGCGAAACCTTACGCGCTTTTATGCGTCGCACCAATATTGCCATACCTAACCATGAATGTGCTGTTTGGCATAATGGGCATCGAGTGCCTGATAAGCTGTGGCCATACTTAATCCCTCGCGCAGGCGATCAGATTATTATTCGTGCGCGAGTGCATGGCGGTGGTGGTGGTGCAAAGATTATTCGCACTGTTGCAACAATTGCCCTGATTGTGACTGCAATTGTGGTCGCTCCATATTTAGCGCCTGCGATTGTAGCGGCAACCGGTGTAACTGCTGCTGTAGCAACTAGTTTGGCAATGGCTGCAATCATGATCGGTGGCAGCTTGCTGATTAACGCTTTAATCCCATTGCCTCGCGTGGGCGAGCAATCAGGCTTTACCGGCACGCAATTACCATCTATCGGCATTAGCGCACCAAGCATGAGCGCGGCTAAGTATGGCAGTATTGGCGGCGTGGGCAGTATGCGTGCCTTTGACATTAACCCGACCTATGCCATTGCGGGCGGCAAAAATCGTGCACGCCTTTGGGAGGCAATGGGTATTGTTTTCGGGCGTCATAAAATTGTGCCTGACTTGGCTGCCAACTCATACACGCAGTATATCGGCGCGGATCAATACCTAAACCAAGCCTTTCACCTTGGCTTGCAAGGCGAAGGTATCGACATTGATGAATTATCAATCGGTGATACTCCTTTGGCAAACTACAAAGGCATCGACATCCAGCGTGCGCAGGCAGATGGCGAACTGACCATGTTTCCGCTGAACGTTGATACCATCCAAGGCTTTAACGTTCAAAACGCTGATTCATGGACACAGCGCACAACTCCGATCAACACCACTCATATTGATATTGAGCTTGCCTCGCAGCTCTATTACTTTCAAGATGACGGTGGGCTTGCCACACGATCAGTATCGTTTAGTATCGAATATCGTGCAGTGGGCGCAGTCGATTGGGTAAAAGTGGGTGATGAAAAGGATACAGGCGATTACGCCTCGTTTTATTGGTCTTTGCAGCGCTTAAACTCGGCTACCGATACAGAGGTGCGCGGTCAAGTCAATTATGGCTCAACCACCAAAGCAGATCACACAGAAAACGAAGTCGTGACCTATGGCACGTTTAGTTATCCGGTGGCCACATCTTTTGACATTAACAACAATTTTGTGGTTGATGCCTCGGTTAGTCAAAACTTGTACGGCAAATGGGTTTGGACACCTCACCCACACACTTTAGGCAAACCTTGGCAGGGCTTTGCGCCTGATCCACTCAAGGCAGGCTCAACCATTTCAACCTCTGATATTGTCATCAGTGGCGCGAACCAATCGCCTACACGCAGGACTGTATCGTTTAACGTTACAAAAGGTCAGTATGAGTTACGCATACGTAAAAACACGGCTGACATTAAGAACACACGCGAGACAAACGAATCAGCGGTAAGCCAAATCCTTTGCTATCAACCTGACGATGGCGATTATGACCAACAAGCACGCTTAGCGGTGCGTATCAAAGCATCAGCGCAATTACAAGGCAACATTGAGGATTTGAACGCTATCGCCTCGGCAAGTTGTCCTGTGTGGGATGGCACAGCTTGGGTCATGGCGCAAACAAGTAACCCTGCATGGTGGTTTCTTTGGTACGCAAGAGGTGCACGCAAAGCAAACGGTGATCGTATCTTTGGCGGCGGCTTAGTAGATTCGCAGCTTGATGTAGACTCGATCAAGGCATGGGCATTATTTTGTGATGTGAAAAAACTTAGCTTTAACTATGTGCTGACTCAAAAAAGTACAGTGCACAGCGTTTTAGTCACAATCGCACGCGCAGGGCGTGGCTCTTACACTTGGCAGACAGGCAAACTCGGTATTATTTGGGATGCTGCTAATTTGCCCGCAGTGGCGATGATCGGGCCATATAACATCAAGTCAGGCACGTTTGAAGTCGGCTACATGAATGAGGCAACGGCAGATGAGATTATCGTTAACTTTATCAATCCGGCGCGTAATTGGGAATTGGACACTGTGCGCGTGGATGTGCCAAACGTATCCAAGACAAACACCACGGTCACGCTCGATCTCGATGGCTGCACCGATGTGGATATGGCAGGGCGCGAGGCTAACCTAATTGCAGCAAGCCAAGCCTTTCATCGTCGGCGCGTATCTTGGGAAATGGATATTGAAGGCATGATTGCCACACGCGGTGATGTGGTGCAATTTAGCCATGATTTAACCGTATGGGGCTACTCAGGGCGTTTAATTGGTGGTACTAGAACTACATTACAACTCGATGCAAGCGTGCCTTCTGACGGCTCAGGATGGCTCTATTTGCGTGCGCCTGATAACACCATGCAATTGATCGAGGTGTCTACATCAGGCTCGGGCGAATTTAATACACTTAACATCGTGACACCTTTGCCGGAAAGTTTCCCTGTACCTAGTGAAAACCCTGATATGGTGGCATTTGATTGGGCATGGCAGTTTGACCCACTGGAAACCCCTGGGCGGCGCATTAAGATCGTTGACGTACAGCCCAACGGCATGGATACGGTTAAATTTAATGGCATAGATGACAGCGAGGATTATTACGCTTGCGAAGATAATGCCTATGCCTACACGCCCCCAAGAGACGGGTATTTGCTTGCAGGAATTATTTTTGATATTTCTTTTTCAGAACGCATTTTGGTTGTTTCTGAGGATTTGATTGAGGTAACGGCATATTGGGCATCATCGATCACCGGCAATACAAATACTATCAATTACTCAATCAACGGTGTGGCACAGCCTGCTTTAGACACCATCGAGCGTAAATATTCATTTACTGCAAGAACTTATGACGTAATTGAGTTTACGGTTCTGCCAAAGAGCGTAACAAACGCAGGTACGCCTAGAACCGAAACTTACGATGTGATCGGGTTAACCCTACCGATGCCAACGATCACGGGTTTAACACAAGTGTATCGAGACAATCTGACGGTGCTAGATTGGAATGATCCAATAGACATTCGCACCATCCAGTATGAAGTCAGGATCGGCAGTTCTTGGGTCAACTCGCGCACCATTGCGGTCACAAACTCATCTGAGCTTTATTCTTTTGGTAATGGGACATATTTTGTCGCAGCACGTTTTGCGACTCCGTGGGGTTTACTAGTCTATGGCGCGGCTGATACGGTGACGGTGACGGGCGCAACCATCGTGCGCAACTTGTTAGACATCACCAATGAGCACCCAACGTGGTCGGGTTATGTAACTGATGACGCTGCAATTGTGGGAGATCAACTTACGCTAGGCTCAACGGGTGATATTTTGGCATTAGATGACATCTTTGCCCCTGATGACATCCTTTGGGCAGGCACAACAGCCACCTATGGCACTTATGAGACGAATTCGGCTAATATTATTGATATTGGCTATCCGACAACGGTTAAAATAGACTTTGAACTTAATCATTATGCGTTTAACTTCCATGAGAACATCTTAGCCATTGAAGATGTTTTAGCATGGCCTGATATGCTCAATGATTCAAACCGGCAATATTATTCTGTTACACCACAGATACGCTTTGCCGGTGATGATGCTATATATGGCAATTGGGTAAATTACACGCGAGGCTTAGTTAATGCGCGATATTTTGATGTTCGCTTAGTGCTAGAGACAAGTGACCCTTTGATCGTGCCTTTTGTGGATGAGTTTACTTGGTCAGTCGATGTACCGGATATGATTCAAAAGGGCGAGGGCGTGACGGTTTCTGTGCTCGGTTCGACAATATCTTATGCAAAAGACTTTCACGCAGTGCCAAACGTGCAGATTACGATTCTAGACGCAATAGACGGTGATTGGATAGAGCTTACAAATTCGACCTTTTCATCTTTTGACATTACGATATACAACGGTGCGACTGCGGTATCTCGCGCTATAAATTGGATTTCTCAGGGGTACTGATATGACGCAAGCGGCAATTCAAGTTACGACCACGCCACCATTGCCAGGGCTTACGCTTGTCAATGCGATTAATAGCGCAAACTTGACAATAGCAACTGACTTCGCAGGCTCGACTGATCCGGCTGCCTACGCAAGCGCGTACATGACATGGGCAGATACCTCAACAGGTTTCTTAAAGCGGCGCAACGCGGCTAATAACGCATGGAGTAGCATTGCGCGTATCTACCCTGCTACGGCTGAAAACGCAGCGGGATACATTCAAAACTTGACCTCAAACGCTGCGACCATCGAGTCGGTCTTGCCAAACGGCACAGCGACCACTAGCGGCTTTAACGCTTTCAATAACAGCGATGCCGCAAACGCTGCGAAAGCGATCTTAGACGTTACCGCCACAGAGATGCGTGTCTCGGCTGACAAGGTAGGCACAGGGTCATACTTGCCGGTCTTGTTTTACACAAGCGCCTTAGAGCGCATGAGCATTGCTGCAAACGGTACAGTGACGGTTAAAAAACGCAGTGTGGGTGAGGCAAGCGCACTCACAAGCACCTCGGCATCCATTGCAGTCGATGCTTCTGCCTCAAACAACTTTACGCACACGTTTACAGAAAACACGACCTTGGCAAACCCTACCAACTTGGTGCAGGGTCAGTCAGGTGTGATCGTATTCACGCAGCACGCAAGCTCACCTAAGACATTAGCCTTTGCGTCTTATTGGGATTTCCCTAGCGGCACAGTGCCAACGATGACAGCGACCAACAGCGCAGTCGATGTGCTTGCCTACTATGTCAACTCAGCGACTAGCATCACGGCTCGCTTACTTGCGGATGTTAAATAATGAGCTTAGGCGCAGGCAATCTTTTACTAGCAAGTGCCGGTGATGCAGGCTACAACCTCACACGCTCGTTGCGGTTTAGGCGGTCTGCGGGCGGGTATTTAAGTCGAACTGCGGGTGCTGGCAATCAACAAATAATGACGCTTAGTTTTTGGTTTAAACGAGGCGTGTTAGGTGTTGCCCAATACATATTCGGTTCTTATTCAAGTGGGTCTGCTTTTTCTAACCTTTACATTGAATCAACTGATCAAATTGGTTTTGCTGACGCAGCAAGCGCAACTAACTTGTTGTCAACGCAAGTATTTCGTGACCCATCTGCTTGGTATCACATTGTTGTAGCCATTGACACGACTCAAGCAACTGCGGCAAACCGAGTTAAGTTTTATGTAAACAACGTGCAAATCACGGCGTTTGCGTCATCGACTTACCCTGCACAAAACACAAACTTAAACCTTAACAGCGCGGTTAATCACACCCTGTTTAATAATGCTGCGCCAGCCGCTACCAATTACACAGATGGGTATTTGGCTGAAACAAATTTTGTCAACGCTTTACAACTAACCCCATCATCCTTCGGTTCAACCAACACCACCACAGGCGTATGGCAACCCGCACGATACACAGGCACATACGGCGCAAACGGTTTCTATTTGCCGTTCACAGACAACTCTGCGCTGACTACTTCGTCAAACGTAGGCTTGGGTAAAGACTTCTCAGGCAATGGCAATTACTGGACTACGAACAATATCAGCATCACGGCTGGTGTGACGTATGACTCGATGCTCGATGTGCCTACGTTGACGTCTGCTACGGCGGCTAACTTTGCTGTGTTGAATCCGTTGAACCCGTCACGCTCAACATTAACTAATGGCAATTTGACCGCTTCGGGGACAACCGACACACCAACTATTATTCCGACAAGCGGCACATGGTATTTTGAGATTGACGGCGTAAGCAAAACGTGGACACTTCCTGCTGCGTTTCCTGCTGCTGCGGGTAATTACAATTTTGGACAACGCCCGTTTACTAATACGCCCACGGGAACACTTTTAAATTGCTACAACTTGCCTGATAGCACTATTAAGAATGGCAGCGATAACATGAACATCGCACTCGCTGCGGGTGCAAGCATCAAGGCCAATACTGAGGCATTGTTTACAGGTCAGTTTCTTGAGTGGATTAAAGACAGAGCAAACGCAAACAACCATCAGCTACTCAATGGCGTGACAGGATTATCAGCGGTCTTGCAATCAAACACCACGGCTGCTGAAACAACTTATAGCGCACCTAGCGGTAATTCTGTAGGATTTGCATGGAAAGCAGGCTCTAGCTCATCATCAAACACCAACGGCACAATCACATCGACTGTAAGCGTCAATGCTAGTGCTGGGTTTAGTGTGGTGACGTATACGGGTACAGGTGTTAATGCGACTGTTGGGCATGGGTTGGGTGTTGTGCCTAGTTTGGTTATTGTCAAACAGCGTGGTGGTGCGACAAACTGGACTGTATGGCATAGCAATTTAACTTCTGCTGCATATTATTTAAGTTTAAATACTACTGAAGCTCAAGCAAACAATACAGGCGTTTGGAACAACACAGCGCCATCTTCATCCGTTTTCACTGTTGGTAATTACGGAGTTAATAACGCAAGCGGTTCAACCTACGTTGCCTACTGCTGGACACCCATAGCAGGATATTCAGCGTTTGGTAGCTACACGGGGAATGGCTCGACTGATGGTACGTTTGTGTACACGGGGTTTAAGCCAAAATTTGTGATGATGAAACGCACTGATGGTGTAGGTAATTGGTGGATATTTGACACCGCAAGAGATACATACAACGTAATGACGCAAGGGTTGTATGCAGATACGTCTGCGGTTGAAGCTAACAATGGCGCAACCGTTGATTATTTAAGTAACGGGTTTAAATTGCGTTTAGCTACATATCAACCCAATACTAACGGCGGCACATTTATCTACATGGCGTTTGCAGAAACGCCATTCAAAAATAGTCTAGCTAGGTAGTCAAATGAATACTCGACTAAAAGAGCCTATAGCATTGCGCTTGCCTGATGAGTCTGAAAATGATGACTTTATAGATTGGACAGAACGACGGAAAGAAGAAACCGCAGCCGAACTTTTCCGTTTGCGTGAGGAAAACGAAACACTTAAAAAATGTTTGTTTCAAATATTAAAAAAGGTGACTGTATGTTTGCAATAATCAAAGACAATAAATTTATTAAATTTCTGCCAAGCGACACGCCATTTGAGATTAACGGCTTGCGCTATCCGGCAAATTATTTAAACCTTTCAAGCGTTGAAGAAAAATCAAAACTCGGCATTGTCGATGTGACATACACGCCACGACCTGATGATAAATATTATTGGGTGTCTGAGGGTGCGCCAGTCGTTAAAGATGGCGCTGTAAGCGTTGAGTACACAGCGACACCCAAAGACCTTAAGGGCTTACAAGATCACGCCACAGAGTCTGTAAACGCTGCGGTGGGTAGCTTACTAGCGCCAAGCGATTACATGATCCTAAAAGCCTTTGAAAATGGTTCTACTGTGTCACCTGATTGGTTAGCATGGCGCAAAGAGATCCGCGCACAATCCAAGGCACATAAGGCTTTAATCGCATCAATTGATACGGTTGATGGTATTGCAACGCTTGCGCCGGTACAATGGGCGAACGACCCCAATTTCATTGAACCTAGTGTCTAAGGTGGCTTATGGATCACGATGTAACGCACAAAGAGATTTACGAACGCCTGATTTGCGTTGAGGAAAAAGTCGACGGCTTAGACAAAAAAACAGGCAAAGTCGTAACTGCTTTTCAAGCTGCTGAGGGTGCGTTTGTCGTGCTAGAGATGCTCGGTAAGATAGCCAAACCGATCATTTGGGTGCTCGGCGTTGGCTCTGCTATCACCCTGCTGTGGTCAGAGTTTTGGAAACGCTAACGCCAATCATCGAGGCTGATCGTTGGCGCAATAGGCGCAAAATGGCGTGGCTCGCAATGGGCGCGGGTTTGTTGTTTCCCGCATTGCTTTTATTTACCAACTCAAGTCAGCTTGGCGCCATTGCAGGGCCATTTTACATATTCGTTGGCATGGTGGTCGCAACCTACATCGGTGCGGCGGTCGTTGACGATCACTGGCAAAAGGACAATTATGTTCGACCTGAAACTTATTCTGATCGCGGTCGGGGCTAGTTTCTCGATTGGTTCGCTTGCCTCTTGGTGGCTTACGGCTGACTTCAAAGAGTCAAAGTATCAGGCTATCATCAGTAAGATGCAGATCGATGGGCAAAAAGCTATTCAGGAATCCATGCAAAAGGCGCTTGTCGTTGAGCGAGAAAACAACCGTTTGGCCACAGAGATCGAGGTGCAAAGTGCAAAAAATAGACAAAAGATTGATGAGTTATACGCTGATAATTTGCGGCTTGTTGATGAGCGTGCAGGGTTGTTCGACAGTCGCGTCACCCCAAGTGATTGCAGCGTGTCCACCAATGCCACCACCACCACCAAGCCTGCTTCTGCCACCTCCTGCACAAGACTTTCAAATTCGCTTACGCAATTACTTCTTACCGAATCCAAGCGAGCAGATGAAGCAGCCAACTACGCGATGACTTGCTACGAATGGGTTAAAAAACTAGGGGTTAAATGATGATTAAATCAGTCGCACTATGGGCAATAAAGGCAATCTACTTAATCGCGCTCACGATCTTGGCTTATCCATTGTCTTATGTCTTGGCATTGTTTATTGTTAAAGCGGAGGAAAGCGAGGTTACAGGCTTTCCCTCTTTGCACCCTGGCATGCCGCGAGATTTTTTAATCCCTTTTCTACGCTCATGGCAAACCCCCGACGCGCCGGTTGATGAGCTTTGGTATGCACAGGATTATCATGTGTGGCCTGTGCTCGGCAAAACTCAGGCTGATTACGATCGATCGGCATGGTTTAGATATCTGTGTCGCGTGACATGGCTACAGCGTAATGCAGCCTATGGCTTTGGCGCCAAGATCGGCTACGATGACAAAGGTTTGACTATCACAAGCCAACGCGACAAAGAGATTTTATGGCGCACCGGCGCTAATTGCTTTTCGTATTGGGTATGCAAAAACGATGCCGGTGACATTGGTTGGTGTGTCAGAGCGCAGCTTTATTATTTCAAACGTCATTGTCTTGAAATGTATTTAGGCTATAAAGTACACGCGGACAGCATTAACGGCAAGAAATTCGTGGCGATTCAATTCACACCATTTCGGAGTTATCCAAAATGATATTCTCACTTTCGCAGCGTTCGCTTAATAATCTTCGTGGCGTAGACCCAAGACTTGTACAAGTCGTGCATCGAGCGATTGAGGTAAGCACTATTGACTTTGCAGTCATCGAGGGTTTGCGTAGTGCCGAAAAGCAGATGGAGTATTACAACAAGGGCGCTAGCCAAATCGCGGTAGGCGGCACGCACTGCGAAGGCAGGGCTGTCGATCTAATGGCGATCCATGACGGGCAAGGCTCTTGGGATTTGACATATTACGATGACATTGCGGAGGCAATGCGCACGGCTGCCATTGAGTTAAACGTTGGTTTGCGGTGGGGCTGTGCTTGGCATATCTCAGATATTCGTGATTGGAATGGCTCGATGCAGGCAGCAATCACAGATTATGTAGACACACGTAGACGCCAAGGGCAAAAGCCATTTATCGACGCTGTGCACTTTGAACTTTCAGAAGGTCAGTGATATCTGTATCATAAATGGTACATAAAGCGCCTTAATGTCCTATTAACGTTACATATACTCTTAATATCGAATACTGATATTTTCGCAAGCGGGGGGCGGGCATGATTATTATCAGGCGTATTGATACATCAAAGCCCGTCAACGCAGCACTTTTAAATTGGCTACAACTTGAGATATTGCCCGCTGACGATCCTGCCGATATAACTGTAGGATATTGGTGGGTCGCGTTTGAAGACGGCGATGCAATCGGCTTTTGCGCCATGAAACACTCACAAAAGTGGTCGGATACCATTTATCTGCACAGGGCAGGCGTATTACCCAAGCATCGAGGCAAGGGCTTACAGCGTAAGTTAATTAGAGTACGCACGCGCCAAGCGCTTAAGTTTGGCATGACTTGGCTAATTTCTGACACTTACCACAACCCCGCATCAGCAAACTCGCTTATTCGCTGTGGTTTCACAATGTATGTGCCAACGTATCAGTACGGTGCGAAAGGTACTCTTTATTGGCGCAAAAAACTATGATGATTGATGAAAAGCTAAAAGAGTTTGCAACAGAAGTGCAAGCGCGGCGCATTGATTTGTTAAACAAGCATGTTAGCTTTGCGTCTGCCGCACGCGCTGAGGGCGTGCATAGAAAAACTTTTCAAACATCCATTGAGCAAGTTAAAAAGAAAGCAGCATTGCGAGGATATTCGCCAAACCACGACATGACTCGCACAGTGCCGGATGGTTACCAAGTCAAAGGCGTATCCACTTATTACAATGCAGAAGGCAAACCATCAGGGCAATGGGTTAAATCAAGCGCTGATGAGCAACGCAGGCAGGAGATTATTCAAGCCACCTTTGATGCCATGGCTAATGATTTGCCGCGAGTCGACAAAATTGTATACAACGGTGTGCCATTGCAGACGCTTTGTAATCTGTACACGATGACCGATTGCCACGTTGGGATGTTGGCATGGCATCGTGAAGGTGGTGCTGATTGGGATTTAAAGATTGCAGAGCGCACGCTTACCGGCTGTTTTGAGCAAATGGTTACATCATCACCAGAAGCAGGCACAGGCATCGTGGCGCAGCTCGGTGATTGGTTGCACTTTGACGGAATGGTTGCGGCCACGCCTTCATCAGGGCATCCACTCGATGCGGATGGGCGCTTTAGTAAGATTGTGGAGGTTTCTGTTAGGATTCTTCGCAGGCTTGTTGATTTTGCACTTGCTCGCCATGAAAAGGTCGTTGTACTGATGGCAGAAGGAAATCACGACCTTGTATCAAGCATTTGGCTACGTACTATGTTTAAGGCGCTATACGAAAACGAACCTAGAGTATTTGTGATTGATTCGGAACTTCCTTATTATGTGCATCAACATGGTGAAACTATGATTGCATTTCATCATGGCCACATTAAAAAGAATGATGTGTTACCAATGTTATTTGCTGCACAATTTCCGACAATATGGGGAACAACGACCAAGCGCTATGCGCACACCGGACACCGGCATCATGTAGAGGAAAAAGAGCACAGCGGCATGACGGTCGTGCAACATCCTACTTTAGCGGCTCGGGATGCCTATGCTGCGCGTGGTGGTTGGCTTGCTGAAAGGCAAGTAAGCGCAATTACTTACCATGCAAAATGGGGTCAGGTATCAAAGATTACAGTGATACCTGAAATGCTCGCGGGAGATTAAATCATTCTCTTTTTGCTTTTTCAAACTCGATCAGCATTTGCAAGGTGTGCTGTGCTTTGTGCAAGTCTTGCAGTCCACCCTTGTCACGGAATCTTGTGACATACTTGACGATCGTGTGCTGGCAGGCATCAAGCCCATTGGCCATGGAATACTCCATTGGCTGAATCTTGAGCTTGCTGTAGTGATCTCCCCCGATCTGATTATTTAACGCTGTTTCTGTTTGCATGATGTGACTCATATAAGTGAAGATCAAGGATAAGCTCATCGTTGTGACGCGCTAGTTTTATGTTTGCTGCCTCAAGTTCGGCAATTTTGCTTTCAAGGCCAGACAAGTATGGCGCGTAATATTGCTCGCACGCATCCCAAGACGATGACCAAATCTCGGATGGGTGAACAATGGCATCAATACTAATATTTAACTTCCAACGTGCAAACTCAGTTAAACACTTCATTTCATGCCCTTTGTTAAATAAATAGTTAGGTAAGCCACACCAAGCAAACCGGCAACAAACAGACCAATTCCAAGCGCCACTAAAAAGCAAGCGTATAAAAAGCTAATCATCTTAACCCCTTTAGCGTCAAATTGGCCATGTGAAGTTTTGTTACATCCATGTAAGGCAGTATGTCATCAATTCGGTTCAAAGATATTTTTATGCAGTCCATTTCATAATCCTTAAGCGGTAAGCCAGCTACGCATTTATTGGCTATTTGGCTCATCATGTTTACGCCTGATCGAATAAACAATAAATCGTCTTTAAACTTTGCATCCTTATCAATGGCGATACTCACCACGTTCATAATTGTGCCAAGTGCGCAGAAATGTTCTTCACAAGGCTGTCGGCAAAGCTCTGCAAAAGCAGAGTGCATCTGCAAACCAAACTCATCGTACAACTGTTTAGTCATCGGGATGCGTATTAACCTTGGTTTATACGCTTTGCGTTTGCTCATGATCGACCTTTGTAATGTCATAGCCGTGGCGCTTAAACATCGTGTGTTTAGCGATGATCTCAGGCAATTCGCTTGCAGGCACATAAGCATACTTTTCGCGCCATGCGCGTGCTATGTCTGTGGCGGCTGCCGTGGTATAGGGCTTATCCATGTTGACCCCTTAAACGTAGTTAAGCGAAACAAGTGCACAGAAAAAGATTGCGCCAATAATATAGGCAACCGGCGGGATGCGCTCGCTGCCTTTAGCATAACCACCTGTGGCTTTGTGCCATGTGCCGTGTCGTTGATATTTCATTTTGTAATCCTTTGTTTTGTTAAGTGCGTGAAAAGAATATTACACCAAATACAAATATATTAACTAGGTGTTTTCCCTAATCAGCCCAAATACGTTGCTCAACCTTGAAAAATTTACCATCACGGCGGTATTTAATGGTAATAGGTGGCAAGCTTTGCTGCATTTGCTCGACAGATGATTCTAGATCGTTCAAAGTACTAGAATCTATACCTGCTTTGGTCGCAATAGATGACACCTTTTCGCGTGCCTTATCGCCTGCATAGCCATCATGCAAGACGGGAAAATACTCGGTGATCGGTGGGTCGGATAACTCGCCATAATAAGTAACCTTGAGCATTTCTTTACCACTAGTGCGGCTTGTGTGCGTGCGCCATGCCCATAGCTTGACATCCATGTCTAACGACTCGATGCCCATAATGTCATCATTGCGCAAAACTAACGGCTCTTTTTCTTTATCCTCGCCAAACTCAAAGCCACACTGAGGGCATTGGCGCAACTGTATCGCCACGATCTCATCACACTGTGGGCATGATTTTGTGGGCGCTTTGCCATCATCTTTGCCACGCTTGCTCGGTGGCACAATCGCTGTGATCGGGCCATGCCGCGACACGTTACCGGCAAAGTCTAAGACTAGGCAATCTGATTTGTCGGGGGCGATACGCAAGCCCCTGCCTGCCATCTGGTAATAAAGCCCTGGTGACATTGTGGGGCGCAAGAACACCAAACAATCAATCGATGGGTAATCAAATCCTGTGGTTAGCACGTTGACATTTGTTAGCGCACGAATCTTGCCTGCTTGAAAGTCGCGAATGATCCGATCTCGCTCGGCACTCGGCGTTTCACCGGTTACACAGGCGGCAGTAATGTTATTTTCATTTAACAATTGCGCAATATGTTCGCTATGTTTAACACCGCTGCAAAAGATTAGCCACGACTTGCGATCCTGTGCGCGGTCAATTGTCTCTGCCACCACCGCCTGATTATTATCGCTTGTGTCTAAGGCACGCTCAAGCTCGCCTGCGACAAACTCGCCCCCTGATTTTTTAACTCCTGTCGTTAAATATGTCAGGTTTGTGTGTTTGCTGCGCAGGGTGGATAGATAACCATCAGCCACCAATTGCTCGATGCTCACAGGCTCGATGAGATCATCAAAGATCACATCGTCACCCTCATGGATCATGCCGTGACCAAGACGATACGGCGAGGCGGTCAAACCTATGACGCGCATGTCAGGGTTAATTGCAAGCAAGGATGATATAAGTGTTCGATAGCCCCCCGTTTGTGTAGGGGAGATCGAATGACACTCATCAATGATGCACAGGTCAATGTGTCCGATTTGTGCGCCTTTATTTCTGACCGATTGAATACCGGCGAACGTAATCGGCTCGCTTAGGCAACGCCTGCCAAGGCTTGCGCTATAGACCCCCACAGGCGCGTTAGACCAATGCGTGCGCAGCTTTTCTAGATTCTGTGCAATCAACTCCTTGCTGTGCGTAAGCATAAGCACTCGCGTGCCGTGATAGTTTTGCACGGCATCTTTGACAAGTGCCGCGATAACGTGACTTTTGCCTGATCCTGTGGGCAAGACTACACATGGATTACCGGAATCATGCTCGGCAAACCATGCATAAAGGTCATCGATGGATTTTTGTTGATAATCACGCAGCATTATTTTAATAACTCCCATGCTGTTGCGGCGCACAATGGGACTTGTCCATTTCCAATGGCTTTAAGTCTGTCCACCCTAGCGGCCACCCCATTAGCCACTCTGGAAATGTTGGGTTCAACTTCCCACCAAGAGTTGCTCCCACTATCAAAGCCACCCCAGGAGAATCTCTGTTTTGAAATGCTCTCACCATTGCTTCTTGTGTCCCACAATCTTTGTAATCTCGTACTACTGGTGTAGGCCATTTCACTTGCATTGTCAGACTGCCAAAACCGTCTTTCCTGTCGTTTGGTCGTTTGTTGTTCATTCTGCGCCTGAAATTCTCCGGTGATTCGTCCACCTCCACAACTCTGGGTGTTAACCACATCCTTTTCTTCAAGGCTTTCCGACTGTTGCTGCCTCCGTCCATCCCCGTTGTGTTTGGTGTGTGAAAAAAAGTTTCGTTGTTCGGCTCTAATCCAGATTCTTTCACGCTGATGGTTTGCACCAACGTCTGCTGCGGATACAACGCCCCATTTTGCATCAAACCCCATCTTGGAAAGGTCTGCAAGGACAACTCCAAGTCCTCTAGTAGTGAGCATTGGGCTGTTTTCCACAAAGACGTATTGGGGTCTAACCTCGCCAATGATCCTTGCCATGTGTTTCCACATACTTGATCGCTCTCCGTCAATTCCTGCACCTTTTCCCGCTGAACTAATGTCTTGGCATGGAAATCCTCCAGATACAACGTCAACAATTCCTCGCCACGGCTTTCCGTCAAAAGTTTGTACGTCATCCCAAATCGGGAAAGGCGGCAAAATCCCGTCATTTTGTCGGGCGCACAATACGCTTGCTGGGTATTGTTCCCACTCAACGGCGCAAACTGTTCGCCATCCAAGCAAGTGTCCCCCAAGTATTCCTCCACCAGCGCCTGCGAAAAGAGCCAACTCATGTAAATTCTCCATTATCCAATTACCTTCGCGCCAAAAATATCGCGTGTCTCTGCCACAAACTTATCAGGCTGTGCGCACGCTTGCGGATTTGCAACAATCTCAAGCGACTCAAACACGCCTGCCTGACTTACGCCATTCTCAATTTCTCCATGCGGTGTCATCCAAATCACGCCATGATCGCTCGGCTTGTATTGCCAAGGTGTCAGGTCAGGGTGCAAGATGTGTGCAGAGCATCCCGCTAACTGTGCATCGAGGTCGGGTATGGTTGCCTCATATTGCGCACACGACCAAGTGCCATCACGCTCGGCGGTGCTATGCGCACAAGTGCGACAATTCACGTTTTGCGTAAGTTTGCTGCCGTGGCACAGGTCGTGCGCGGAGCACCATTTGCACTCATACCATGATGGATCTGTGCTTAATGGGGGCGGGATTCTGTCAGAAAAGATAATCGACTCGGCACGCTTTTCGTACTTTTCAAATACGGCGGCATCGTACTCAAAACGCTCAATATGGATACGTTCATCGTCTTTGCAAACAAAGATGTACGCGCCACGCGATAAGCCTAGCTTGCCCATGTATCCATGTGCCTGTGCCCAATACACCGGATAGGTCTTTTGCATCCCATCCTTGACCACCTTTTCAAAGTTTTTCACGCTGCACGTTTTCACATCCATCAAGTGCGGTGTCTTGGGCGCTTCAACAAATCCCGTCACAATCGCATCAACGTGTCCGCGAAAATGACCCCCGAAAGATTCCACGCCAATCTGCTTGCCGGTAGCCTTGTCAACGCACTCAACGGTGCATCCAATATCGCGCAGCTCAGAGATAATGCGTGCTTCCTCACGAAAGCCTGTATCAAAGAGGCGCAACATGCGACCATCGAAAGTGTTGTTAAACGCAAAGCGAAAGGATAGCCATAACTCACGCTCGCACGATCTGCCTATCTGCGACCAACCAAGATACTGCCGTGGCTTTTCTCGGCGCTTAGTGTAAATGTTATATATCTCAGCAACGGTGCTGTGTGTTGGTTCAGGGATTTTCATTTCTCACCCATTTTTATCTCATTTAAATCACGGCGCAGCGCAACAATTTCCTCAGCAAAGCGAATCATGCTCTCCGCTAGGGTAGCGTTGCATGCTTGCAATTCACGTATAAAAGCGGCTGTTTTGGCTTGTTCTTCATGGTTCATCCAATAACCATTTTCTAAATTGCGTAGTATCTTTTCAGGTGTCATGCTCTTAATCCAAAAGGGTTATGTGCGTGTTTAATCACTAAGTTTTCATACTCATCCATATTTACTAGGGTCGGATCGTTTAACACATAGGTAGCACGCTCTTTGCCATCACCGATGCGTACCACAATGCCTTTCATTTGCATGCGCCCTAAAGCGCTATAGATCGAGCTACGCTGTACTTTGCAATGCGTGGCAATCTCGGATGCCGTGCGCGGAGTCGTGCAAAAGGCTAGTATCTTGTTGGCGGTAGTCATGCGTTGCCCCTTGCGCGGATTAACTTTGCTATTGTTTTTGCCCAAACAGCATCCGGCGCTTTCGGATGCACATGATTACCACCCTCTACCAATACGGCACAAGCCTCACGCTCTGCAAGCACAGCGCCTTGCAGTTTGTCGAAATCGTCTTTGAGCGCGTTAACAACACGCGCATAATTATCAATAGAAAGCTGTTGTGCCTTGCACAACTCAGCGTATTTTTTTAACTCATCCATAAAATGCTCACAATTAAAGTAATTGAAGAAATGACTACGCCCCACGCTTTCCAAACAATCGCTATTTCTTCTTCAGACGTTGAGTAGTAGTCATTCATGGTTATTTATTCCAAGTTATTGCTTTTTAAGCCAGGGCGGTGCAGCTTTGCCGGTAGCTTGTGCAGGCGCTTGCGCAGCACTCGCGGGGCTTGGCACGCTGCCGGTCAAAGCTTTGTATGCCTTAACTTCGTTTTGCGCCTCATATCCATTCTGCGCCTCTTTAATGGCTACCTTAATGCCAATAGTTGCACCGATTAACTGATCTGTGTCGCTTACACTTGCGATGCCTAACGCACGCATGATCGCGCCAAGCTGTTGCCTGCCGATTGTCTCGGCGGCTTGGCTCTTGTTGCGGATGTTTAGGTTTGAGAAAATCACGCGACCAACGTGGGCAGGGCCTTGCACTTGGAGTTTGAGCTTAATGTACTGACCCAATCCGTCTTTGGTGGGCTTTAACTCGGCATCTTTAATGGATACGGTGTAATCACCGGCGGGGATCGGTGCAAAGTCATTGGTTTGCTCAGGCAGATCGTTCAGGTTAATGGTTTCAAATTGTGACATGATGTCATTCCTCGGTTGTGATTGAGTAACTCGGGCGGCCTGCACTTGTGGTGACTGCTTTAATCAAAACGCTAGTGACTGCCGGATCGGCAGCTTTCCACGTTTTCATTTCTATTTCAGGTTTCCAACGAAATAGCGTAAATAGATGGTCGGTTAACCCCGACTCGCCTGCAATCTCTTGCAGTTTGTCAGGATCGATTTTGCGCGTGAGCTTGGACACGATCTTGACCTTGTATTGGTCAAGCTCAAGGCTCACTGTGCCCTCATGCGCGGGGTTAATGTCGCAGATTTTGCTAATCTCATCCTCGGCTTTGCGGCGAGTCTCGATAGCCATTGTCTCGGCTTGCTTGGCTTGTGCCCAAGTTTCGACCAAATTAAACAAACGGTTTTTCTCCATGATTAAGCCCCTATCTTTGCGATGCGTGTTTTGTTTTTTTCGTTGCGTTCCTTTAACATCCAATCGGCATATAGGTATGCGTTGTGTGCAACCCAATCCTCCTCCCAATCAGGATTACTTACAATCAAACCTTGAAGCGCTGCTGCGGCAAAATAATCGCGCAAGGTCATGCCATGTTCTACTCCGTCGCTGCCGTAAGTAACTGGAAATGCATTTTGGTCGTTTCTCATATCAACACCCTATCTTTGCAATAATTGCACCAAGGTCAGGCGCTTCCCAACCATCCAGCTTGCCGGATCGGTCTTTGGCTAACCAAATCCCATCACTGTCACACATCAAGGCACGCTGTGGATTGCCATCTGCATCTTTCTCAACTCTGAGCGCAAGCACTTCGTCAAAGAAATAGGGCAACTGCTGCCCCGTCTTGTTCCCTGGCATGCTCGGCGCATACAACAATCGCCCTGCTTCATCGGTTGCTTTCTCGCACTTGGCTGTAAAGTAAACGTGCTTGTTTGGAATGTCACGAAACGCACGAATTAAATCGGTCATTTGTTCCTGCATTGCACCATAAGCTTGCCTTGGGTCTTTGGCGATCTTCTTTTCGTAATTCAGCACAACCTCAGCAATCTCACTAATCGAGTCAAGCGCGATGCTCTCAAAGTGTTTAGATTCGTCTGATTCCGTAATCCAACGGTACGCCTCCATAAGGGTGTCGTAGCTGTTGACTTCGATAAACGGCACATCAGCATCGGCAATCGAGAGCAAACCACCCTCGGCTGATAACACAATCGGTGTTGGCAAAGTGGGGATCAGGCTAGTCTTTCCCGATCCTGCATTGCCGTACACCAAGAGCTTGACACCATTGGCGTGTAGCCCTTTTGTACTGCGTAGATTGATAGCCATTATGGCCTCCTAAAAATCTCACTGTCGGCTAATTCCGGTTGCGAGTGAACGAATATTAGCATACAATTCGCGCTGTCAACAAGTTTTTTTACATAAGGTGCGAAAATGTTAACAATTGAGGAAATCCGAAATAAATTACAGCTCTACAACTTACGCGCTGTCGCAGGGCAAACAGGCTTGCCATACTCTATTCTGTGGCGATCAGTGCGCAAGGGGAACACGGCAATTAAATACGAAGTTGTTAAAACCTTGAGCGATTTTTTACTAGAAAAGCACACAGCTTGAGGTAATATGTTTTGACTTTGGCTAGAGTCGCTCTTGAAAAGGCTTTCCCTCAAGCCCTGCCAATAGTCTTTTTTTGAGGATCACATACGAGGGCAATATGGCAGATTTAACAAAAGCACTCGGGGGCGTTTTTACCCTCAAGAATGAAGTGCTTGCACCACCTGAGACACAACTTTATCAAGCCATCACGGATGCGGGGTTAACGCCACCGGACAGCATCATCATGGATGGCAGCCTGCACAGGTTTAGCACCAACGGAAAAGCACGCGACACTAGTGGGTGGTATGTAGCTTTTGGTGGCGTTGTGCCTGCTGCGGGATTTGGCTGTTGGCGCAGCAATATGAGCCAGACATGGCGTGCTGACATTGGGCGCACACTCACCACGGTCGAAAACATCGAGCACATGAATCAGGTAAGTGAGCTTAAACGCATACGAGACCGTGAGCTTGCGCAGTCTAGGGCATTGGCTGCAGAGAGTGCAGCAAGCATTTGGTCAAGCGCTGCGATGGCCAGCGACGATCACCCCTATTTGGTTAAAAAAGGCATCAAGAATCACGGCTTTCGCATTGCAAGCGATGGCAGGCTAATTGCACCGGTGATGATTGATGGCGAGATTACTAGCTTGCAGTACATCGATGCGCAGGGCGGTAAGTTGTTTTTAAAGGGTGGCAAAACGGCGGGCGGCTTGTGGCTTTTGGGTGGCGATCTTTTGCACTCAGGCGATGTGGTCTATATTGCGGAGGGGGCGGCAACTGCGAGCACTATCCATGAGGTCACAGGCAAATGCGTAATTGTGTCGTTTTCAGCACAAAATATGACAGCAACGGCTAAGTATGTGCGGCACGTTTCCGGCGATCAGCGCGACATCGTGATCGTTGCCGATAACGACGAATCAGGCACAGGAGAGCGCGAGGCACTCAAAGCCTGCGAGGCAGCACATTGCACCATGATAATGCCACCCATGATAGGCGATGCAAACGATTATGTGCAGGCAGGCGGTGATCTAGCGGCATTGCTAGAACCACCCGCGCAAGACATGACAGCCTTTGCAATGGCTGATGCCATCTTTGTTGATGAGATCGGCAATGATTACTACATGCCCGATGAACTAGTGCAAGGGCTTATCACCAAAGGATCATCGAGCTTTTTGTATGGTGACAGCAACTCAGGCAAAACCTTTCTAGGCGTGGGTTTGGCGTGCGCGATTGCACTCGGTGAACCGTGGCTTGGCATGAGAACTGAGCAAGGCAGTGTGCTTTATGTGGCGGCAGAAGCGCCTGCCTCGATCCGTACTCGCGTGCAAGCCTACCGCAAGCATCACTCCAAAGTCATCAATAACATGGCGATTATTCAATCACCGATGAACTTCTTTGATGGCGAAAGCGATGCAAACCTAGTTATTGATGTGGCGCGAGCAATGGTAGCAAAAACTGGCAAAAACCCTGCACTTATCATTTTGGATACTTTCTCACGCATCTCTGCGGGGGCGAACGAGAATAGCGGGCAGGATATGGCACCAATTCTGAACCGGATCGAACGCATTGGTAAGGCTACCGGCGCTCACATTCTCACCATTCATCACATGGGTAAGGATCACGCCAAGGGGGCTCGTGGGTGGTCAGGCATACGCGCACACATTGATACTGAGATTGAGGTGGTCGAGAACAACGGCATACGCACGATGGAAGTTACTAAGCAAAGAGAATTATCTAGTAAGAATAAGATTATAAATTTTGATCTTCAAGTGATTGAAATGGGTGTCACAAAATGGGGTGATACGGCATCCACTTGTGTAGTAATTGAATCAGATGGCGATTATCTTTTGCCAAGAAAAGAAACCAAATCATTAACTCGATTGCGTAAATTATTTGAAGATGCATTATTAAAATATGGCAGAAAAGATAATGATAATGATCTGTATTTAACGGCTGATGCGTGGAACGAATTTACCAAGGAAAGCACTTGGCCATCGGACAGTGCAAGGCGTACCGCCATCTCTGAAGCCAAGAAAAAGTTAGTAGATGAGTCAATGATCGAGCAAAAGGGTGCGGGTTATGTGGTCATAGATGGCGATATGAAAGCAGCCCTGTATTTGATGGTTAAGAATTCCTAAGTGTTAGCACTGTTAGCAAACTGTTAGCACTAACAATACTAACAGCGTGTTTTACTGTTAGCACTGTTAGCACTTTACTATAGTAAGTGCTAACAAGGTAACAACAAAGATTTACTGACTCCAATATCTATTTTGTAAGTTTCAAGTAAGCAAAGGATTTCTTATGATAATTATGGATTTGCCATATCCACCATCGGCTAATGCATACTGGCGTCACGCTAGAGGAAGGCACTACATCTCACCTAATGGCTTAGCATTCAGGGCAGCGGTGCAAACGGCAGCCAAGCTCTACGGATTGAAAGCACCTGATGGTAGATTATTATTATCAGTTAAATTATATCCACCTGATAAACGCAGGCGCGATGTTGATAATATCTGTAAGGCATTATTAGATTCATTAACGCATGCAGATATTATTAAAGATGATTCGTTAATAGATAAACTAATAATAGAGCGAGATATTATTATTAAAGGCGGTAAATGTAGAATATATTTATCTGAATATAAACCCGATACTGACATTGTTTAAGGCGCTGACATGGCAACAAAGAAAGAGTTAGCGACAGCCTACATCTTGGCGCGTGATCGGATACTAAGAGACACCGGCAAGAAAGCCTTTCAACATGCAGCCATACTCGATGCTATCTTTGAGCAGACGGGAGTGACACATGGCAAAGACTTATATGGTTACTTACTTGGATATGGTCGTGCACAGTCGCTTGAGGTGGGTAATAGAAACATCAGGGCATATACACTAGATAGACAGCTACAGGTAGCGCAGGCGCGTGCAAGCGTGCAACCTGTACTAATTAGTATGAACAGCAACATTAGATATTGGGGAGAACCGAATGAATGAACAGCAACAGTACGCTAACCATGTGGCTAATCTCTTTGGTCGCATGCTCGATACCCTTGAGCGTATGCAGGCTAAGATGGATATGCTGGAGCAGAAGATAGACCACATGATCGAGATCATTCACTATGATATGGAGGCAGATGAGTGCGACGATGCTGACATCACACCATTTGGGCGCGAGCGTAACGGGCATGACACGCTATGAGTAAGCATGAGTACGGCTATCTATATAGAACATATAGATGGCAAAAGGTACGCAAGCAACACATGGATCAGTACCCATTGTGTGTGATGTGCGAGGCAGATGGTAAGATTGTATTGGCTAAGATATGCGATCATGTTGTGCCACACAAAGGCAATGAGGTGATGTTCTATGCAGGGCCATTTCAATCCCTATGCAAGCTGCACCACGACAGCACCAAGCAGCGCATGGAACGCAGACAGATAGAAATAGGAGGCGATGCACAAGGCAATCCGATTGATAAAAATTCTCACTGGTACAAATAGCGAATACAATAAACAAAGCCAGCAAGTGCACTAACACTTATCTGGCTTCTGACCAATACTTAGGGTGATAAGCATGGCTACAAAGAATTGTATATGTAAATGCAAAGGGTGTGAAATACTTTTTAAGCCTAAAAAAGCAGATAGGTTGAAATATTGTTCAAGAGAATGTTTTTTTAAGAATAAAGCAAAATGGGAAAAATATTATTTACTTGTAAATAAAGAAATAAGATTGTTAAAAAAAATAAAAGAAAATGTTTATGTAAATTATTCTTATAATGTTCTTATTGAGATTGCTTCATTAATAAGAATAAAAAAGAAAAATAAAAAGAAATATAGCAATAACATTGGAACTAAAAATATAAAATTATGTAATCATTGTCATAATAAATTTATATATATTGAAAAAAAAGGTGGAAGACCAATTTATTGCAATGATTGTAGAGAAATAAAACGTAATCAAACGTTAAAAAAATGGAGAAGAATATCAAAAGCAAAAAGAAGATCAATTGAAATAGGATTAAAAGCAGACAACATTGATCCTTTTGTTATATTTGCTAGAGATAAATGGCGATGTCATATATGTAATTGCAAGACACCAAAAAGTAAACGTGGAACTTATGATGACAATGCGCCAGAGTTAGATCATATTATTACACTTGCAGAAAGTGGAACACATACTTTTAATAATGTTGCTTGTTGTTGTAGATTATGCAATCAAAAGAAAAGTAGTAAATCTTTTGGACAATTAAAATTTTTTTAATATTTATTTTTAAGATGGATGGGGGTCTTAAAAAAGTAAAAAGGTTTTTTTTTTTCTAGACCGGACGCTAACTCTTTCTTTATTGCTAACCGAACAAAGCCCATGAAACGTATACGCTCAGACAGCACCACAGCACAAATTGCGGCGGCTCAAAACGCTGCAAAAGGTGAAATTCAACCCCCAAAATATGTCACTTTACGCGAGTGTGATGTAGTTTTTTGGCAGGCTATTGTGTGCGCGCGCGCGTATGATACGTGGACAAATGTGGACTTAGCGAAAGCGGCTAACCTTGCGCGTTGCCAAGCGGATATTGAGCGCATCAGCATTGAACTCAATGGCGAGGGTGACACGCTTGTGAATGAGCGCGGCACTGTGGTGGTAAACCCCAAGCACAACCTATTAGAAACGCTGACACGGCGCGAGATTGCCTTGTCACGCGCTATCCATGTGCATGCAGAGGCTACGGTGGGAAAGTCTGAGGATGCCGCAAAGGTACTCAAGGCAGAAAAGACTGCACGCAAAGCCAATGCCGATACGAATGATGACCTAATACCTAAGCTGCGCATTGCTTAATATGGCTAAAAAAGAAACACGCGGCGAAAAGGTTATACGTTTTATTCAGGGCTATTGTTTGACACCCGAGGGCGAGCATGTCGGCAAGCCTATGGTGCTGGCACCATTTCAAAAGAAATTTATCAAAGCAATTTACGATAACCCTATCGGCACACGCAGGGCGTACTTGTCGATCGCTCGAAAGAATGGCAAGACCGGATTGATCGCGGGTATTCTGCTTGCGCACTTGGTTGGGCCGGAGGCACAGCTTAATTCACAGATCATTTCCGGTGCGCAATCACGGGATCAGGCTGCCTTAGTCTTTAACTTAGCTGCCAAGATGGTGCAATTATCCCCGCAATTGTCAGGGATTGTGCGCATTATTCCATCCGGCAAGCGCTTAATTGGCTTGCCTCTTAATGTTGAGTACCGCGCACTAGCGGCAGATGGTACAACGGCACACGGGTTATCCCCTATATTGGCTATCTTGGATGAGGTTGGGCAGGTTCGCGGCATGCAAGATGACTTTATCGATGCCATTACTACGGCGCAAGGTGCGCATAAATCACCTCTTTTAGTGGCCATTTCGACTCAAGCGGCAAGCGATGCTGACCTTTTTAGCCAATGGCTAGATGATGCGGCAAACTCACACGACCCTAAGATCGTCTCTCACCTCTACGCTGCCAAGGCAAGCGCGGATGTGATGGACACGCAAGCATGGAAAGATGCTAACCCTGCGCTAGGTATATTTCGATCATTGCCCGATCTAGAGGAACAAGCCAAACAAGCAGCACGTATGCCATCGAGCGAGAACACCTTTAGAAACCTGATCTTAAATCAGCGCGTCTCAACGGTGACACCTTTTATTAGTAAGAACGTGTGGGACAGCAACGCAGGTAAGGTTTTAGACTTTGGTGACGCGCCTGTATGGGCGGGACTTGACTTGTCTGCACGCACTGACCTCACTGCACTGGTGGTAATCGGCAAAATTGCAGGCGTTTGGCACACACATACACACTGTTGGACACCTGAAAACGGCTTAATTGATCGCTCAAAGCGCGATCGGCAACCCTATGATCTGTGGGCAAAGCAGGATTATCTGCACACAACCCCTGGCTCAACCGTGGATTATGAGTTTGTTGCGCAGGATATTGGCAGTATTTTGGCGAATTTAAACATTCAATCTATCGCTTATGACAGATGGCGCATTACAATATTAAAGAAAGAGTTTGATTCGCTTGGAATTATTCTGCCTTTGGTCGAGTGGGGGCAGGGTTTTAAGGATATGTCACCGGCAATTGACATGCTTGAATCTGAGTTATTAAACGGCAGAATCGCACACGGTAACCATCCGGTATTAACCATGTGCGCGGCTAATGCGGTAATATCAAGAGACGCTGCGGGTAATCGCAAGCTCGACAAACACAAGGCAACCGGTCGAATTGACGGATTGGTTGCGATGGCAATGGCTTTTGGCGTGGCAAATGCGGAGCATGAGATTGATGACACCGACGCTTTTAATGACTTTCTCGCCAGACCAATAGGGATTTAAAAAATATGGCAACCTTTTGGCAATCAATGTGGTCGTGGTTAGGTGGTAACACTACGCAACGCAACCGTGGCGTGCAGTATCCGACCCCAGGCTATGAAGCACCCTCAGCGGTCGCGGTCACAGAAGATACGGCAATGCAAGTATCAGCGGTATGGGCTTGCGTGCGGCTTTTGTCAGAAACCGTAGCGAGTTTACCGGTTAACGTTTATCGCAAGACTTCAGACGGGCGAGAACTTGCCCCTGACTTTTGGTTTGCTAAATTGATGGCGCGAAAGCCAAACAGATACCAAACTAGGCTAGAGTTCTTTGAAACCATGATGCTGAATTTGTCGCTACATGGCAACGCTTACGCAAAAATTGACCGGTTAGGCGGTCAAATTCGCTCTATTATGCCGCTAATGTCCGCGCAAGTAACCCCGTCCTTGCTCGATGATGGATCAATTGCCTACGCTTATGAGGCTGACGGTAACGTAGATGTATATGCAGAATCATCCATTTGGCATATTAAACTTTACGGTAACGGCATTGTAGGCAAATCACCTCTCGCTTTTGGTCGCAATATGATTGGTATTGCGCAAGCTGCCGAGCAAGTTGTCACCAAAATCTACACAAACGGTGGTAAGCGCAGCGGTGTTTTGTCGCTCGATCGCTTGCTGACACCTGAACAACGAGATCAAGTACGCGCAAACTTTAGTACGCTCACCACCGGCACAGATGAACGCCTCTTGGTGCTTGAGATGGGCATGAAGTTTGATCCTGTGGCCATGTCACCTCAGGACATTGAGCTATTATCGTCGCGCAAGTTTCAGCTTGAGGAAATCTGCCGATGGTTTGGCGTGCCGAGCGTGTTGGTCAATGACACAAGTGGCTCGACCACTTGGGGCAGCGGCATTGAGCAATTAGTTAGCGGCTTTTATAAAATTAACTTGCGTCCTTACCTTGAACGTTTCGAGGCATCTGTTTCTGCTAATCTATTCTCAGCGGAAGAGGCAGACGAATACGAATTCGAGTTTGATTTTGAGGGTTTGCTACGTTCTGATTTAAAATCTAGGCTAGAAGGCTATCGGACTGCGATTGCAGGCACGATTTTGACACCAAACGAGGTGCGCAGAATCGAGGGATGGCCTGAAATGGCAGGCGGTGACGATCTATTATCACAAGTGAACATGACGCAATTAAGCAAATTGGGTCAGACTTCGCAGGGAGTGGCAAATGTTACACAAACTTAATGCAATTGAAACCGTAGACTTTAAATTCTACGAGGGCAAACAAGGCTTATTTAGTGGCTATGCCTCTGTTTATGGTGGCGTAGACTCTTACGGTGATACGATCATCGAGGGTGCATATGCCTCGACAATTGCAAATCGTGATCGACCTGTACAGTTGCGCTTTAACCATGAGTCGGGTGTGATCGGTAAATGGACTCGCATGGAAGAAGATGAGAAAGGCTTATATGTTGAGGGCGAACTAACCCCTGGGCACTCAAAAGCGATGGATGTGTACGCAAGCCTAATGCACGGTGCAATCAGTGGCTTGTCAATTGGCTATCGCCCTGTTAAATTTACACCAAATCAAACGGGTGGCCTCGATCTTGAGGAAATCTCTTTAATTGAGATCAGCGTAGTCGAATCACCGGCTGATCTTAATGCACAAATTGGTAATATTAAATCGGCACTTGATGAAGTCAAGACGCTGAAAGAAATCGAAACCTTACTGCGCGATGCTGGCGGGTTCTCTAGGGCTGATGCGACTGCACTGGTAAGTCGTATCAAAGCACTGACTCACGGGGATCGTGATGCAGAAAAAGATGCCAGCGAACTATTGAAATACATTCAATCAGCATCACTCAAACTAAGGAAATAAATCATGTCTACTGAAATCGAAATCAAAGCAGCACTTGACGCTCACGGTAAAGCTATCGAGCACGCAATGTCAAAATATGATGCACAGGTCTCTGACTTGGGCAAAGCCGATGAATTGGTAAAGGGCGAACTTCGCGCACTAAGCGAAAAGTTTGAATCAACCATTACCGAAATTTCTCAGAAAATGGATTCGGCTAAAAAAGAATCTGCGCCTATGTTGTCGGCGGGGGCTGAGTTTGTGAAGTCTGAGCAATTCAAGCAATTGATGGCTGGTCAGACACAACGTGCTCGCATTGAAGTAAAGAACACTGTAACCTCCGGTTCGACTACTGTGTTTGCACAGAATCAGCCTGCGATTATTCGTGGCAACTTTGCTCCTTTGACAATCCGCGAGCTTTTCCGCGCAATCCCTGTTACTTCAAACATGGTTAATAGCCTGCGTGAAGCCTCATGGACAAACGATGCTGCTGAGGCAAGCCAAGGTTCTGCCAAAGCTGAATCGGATGTGACTTTTGAGCAATACAATGTGCCGATCACTACCGTGGCACATTGGATCAAAGTATCGAATCAGCTTTTGGCTGATGCGCCTGCGATCATGGCTTACATTGACACACGTTTGCGCGATGGGTTGGCTCAACGTGTTGATGCCCAATTGCTTAACGGTAACGGTACATCACCTAACCTGTCAGGCTTGACCGACAGCGGCAACTTTACCGCATACACTCCATCGACTAGCGATTTGCTTGTTGATGCGATTAACCGCGCTAAATATGCATTGTGGGCAACCGGCAATATGCCTGACACAGTTATCGTTAACCCTGCCAATTGGGGCGCAATGGAGCGTACACGCGAGACATACACCGGCGGTAAAGGTGAGTATCTCTACGGTATGCCAGGGATGGATGCTGGTACTAATCCTTTCGGTTTGCGTGTGGTCTTGTCTAACAACATGGCTTCGGGCAAATTCTTGGTTGGCGCAATCGATGCATCTTGCGTGCTGTACAACCGCCAAGGCGCTACCGTTGAAATGGGCTACATCAATGCTGATTTTACCAACAACCTCGTTACAATTAGGGCTGAAGAAAGACTTGGTTTGGGCGTTGATCGCCCTGCCGGTCTGTTGTATGGTAACTTCACCGTCTAGAAACCTTTGAGGGAGAATAGCGAGGGGGTTCGCCCCCTTGCTTTCACACAATGAAAGTATCAATTTTGAAAAAAACTTTACTTGATGACAAACTTGGTCGGCTAATATACGGCGATATTGTCGATTTGCCCGAACACAAAGCACGCTTTTTTTTAGAGCGTGGAGATGTTGAGCTTTATGAAACAAAGGTAATACGCGAAAACCCTTACAAGGCTGCTGGACTGGTGGAACAATCGTCTGTATCGCCAGTGGCCCTAGTCTTACCCCAACAGACACCGAGCTTGTCAGAAGATGGCGCAAAGAAACGCGGCAGACCGAAAAAAGATTTGTAATTGTTGCTAATACCACTTTCCGCATTGCTTTATGGGCAGATGCACTATTTGCGATTGATCGAGAATGGTGGCAAACGTATGGTGATGAGGTCAATGCCAATTTTACGGGTAGAAAGCTATCTACAAATAGCATTGATTTGCGCTTTAATGTAACCAAACTGCCTAAGGTGCGGTCTTACGCCAATTCCGGCGCGGGGGCAATTAGTGCGGCAGTGCACGCAGGCGCAAAGAAGGTTATTTTGCTTGGCTTTGATTGTCAGAAAACAGGCGGTAAATCGCATTGGCATGGCGATCATCCTAAGCATCTTGGTAATGCGGGGCGCATTGAGGCGTGGCATGATGAGTTTTTAAAACTCAAAAATGATTTTGCGCATGTTGAAATAGTGAACGCAACGCGAGAAACAGCGTTAGAATGTTTTGATCGAATCACTTTAGAGGCGGCATTGTGTCGGATATAAACTGGCGATTTTGGCAAGACATTACAAAGCGCCTTGTGGATCGCAATGATGGCACTTGGGCAGAGCGCGTAGAGGCATATCCTCCTAAAGTCTTGATGACCGATAGCGATGGCGCTTACGCACGTATGCGCGTAGACGTTGGACAGACTGGGTTCTTTGCAGGGCGAGAGTTTCGATCGTTCTACGAATACAGTATACCGACAGGCACGACTAGAGTGATTCGCATGGTATCTCCGGTAAATACTATTTTGCAAATGCTGCAATTTGAACTTGAATTAGCTGAGTTGCGCGTTGAATTGCGCACAGGTGGTACAGCATCAGGAACGTGGGCAACAAGCTTGCCGATTATTGCAGCTAACTCTATGACAAGCGCATCATCTTATGCTCCACAAGTCACTATGACAACGGGCGGCACACATACCGGCGGTACAGTTGTCGACTTGTATAAACTTTATTCTGGAACAAACCAAAATAAAGCACAAGGCGAACATGTGGATGACGCAAACCCTCAAGGATTTGCACCTACTACCATTTACATTTCAATGCAAAATACTGACGGGGCAACCGCTACCGGAGTATTTAGAACACGCTGGGAAGAAAGACCATGAGCGTAATTACATTATCTGAAGCTAAATCATTTTTAGACGTCATTCATAATTCTGACGATTCCAAGTTGCAATTACTGCTTGATGCGGCAGAGGATGAGGCGCGAATGTTTATGAATCGCGATGATTTGATTGAGTGGAATTCAAACATCAGTACAACAGACCCAGTGCCAGGGAGCATTAAGATTGGCGTGCTGCTGTTACTTCAAGCAAATTATGAGGCAAGCCCTGACGATGCTGAAAAGCTGCGGCGTGCGGCAGAGATTAAACTTATGCCTTATCGTTTAGAAATGGGTGTTTAATGTTAACTTATAGGTTACGTCATCGAGTCGCTGTACAAGAGCAGATCGAGACGCAAAACACGACTACGGGCGCCATGTCGATTGCATGGCAAAACGTTATGCTCAATACTGACACGGTGCTTGATGCTGTGCCTGCCGAGGTTCTGACAGGCGCGGGGCGCGAGTTTAATCAGGCAAGTGCAATGCAGGGCGAGATTGTCGCAAGGATTAACATGCGATGGTTTCCTGACCTTACCCAAGCAATGCGCATTTTGTGGGATGGCAAAGTGTTTAACATTCACAGCATTGAAACTGACCTTAGTGGTCGGCAAGAGTACCGCCTTAAATGCACAGCGGGCGTAAATGACGGGCAATGAGAATTTATCATGGCATGAAAGGGCTAGGCGATAACATTTATCAACGCGCTTTTATTAAAGCGGCTTTAAAACCATTGTATTTACAAACGCCTTGGCCGGAACTGTACGAAGATTTAGAGGGCGTGTATTGTGTGAAGTCAAACACCACGCTGCGTACTCAGGCTAAGAACGTTGCTCGATATGACAAGTGGCACAAAGAACCACACGGTCATGCGCGACTGATTCAGTACAGTGTTGATGGAATTATTAAGGGCATGACACACACTTGTGGTGTCAAGCCTGTAGAGTTTGATTTGCCTAGCTTTGGTCTTATTGAGTTTGGCAAAAAGTATGCTGTCGTTCGCCCTGTCACGCATCGTGCGGAGTGGATGGCACAAACGCGCAGTCCCAAGCCTGAGTATGTGGCAGAGGCGGCACAAATCTTACGGGAAATGGGGTTTTGTGTCGTTTCTGTCGCAGACTTGGAAGATGGCAAAGAGTGGGCAGAGAATCCTTTACCTTATGCCGATGTGACTTACCATAAAGGCGAGCTTGATGTACGCCAACTAATGGCGCTAATTGAGCATGCAAGCGTTGTAGTTGGTGGCGTTGGTTGGATTGTACCGGCTGCAATTGCTTACCAAACGCCTGCATGGATTATCAACGGTGGCAATGGTGGTTATAACAGCAAGAATAAAATCACCGACCCTTGCATGAATCTAAGTAAAATTGAATTTATTGAACCTGACAAGTTTTGCAAATGCACTCAACCGATACATCATTGTGATAAAACGATAAGCCACCATGCAGATAAATTTACCGATTGGATTCGACAATTGCCTGATTTGGTGGCCTGAACGCGGCATGGGGTTTCACCCTGCGCCACCAATGGATTATCAAGAGGACTACTGGCAAGACTACTTGCAGCGCGATGCCTCGCACATGGGGGCGGTATTGACGCAAGCGCGTGTTAACTTTGTGCGCAAACACATGGGCAATGATATCAACGCCTTGGTTGACGTTGGGATCGGTGGTGGTCGCTTTGTGCAAGATGCAAACTGTTGGGGCTTTGATATAAACGAGCAAGCGATCAAGTGGCTAAAGGCTCGCGGATCGTTCACTAATCCCCTTACAATCGAACCTGAGGCGATTTCGTGTTGGGATTCACTAGAACACATGCCAAAGCCTGAAAAGCTGCTTAAACGGGTTAAAAAGTGGCTCTTTGTGTCGCTGCCGATTTTCACGCACCCTGAGGCAATACCACAAAGCAAACATTACAAGCCAAGCGAGCATCTGTGGTATTTTACCCATGATGGTTTTATCAGATGGTGCGCTGCACAAGGATTTGATTTAGTCGAATTTAATACGCAAGAATCCGACTTAGGCAGGCAAGGCATTGTGACTTATGCGTTTAGGAGATCGGTATGAAAGTGGATATGCAATTATCCGGATTAACAGGAGTGTTGAAAACCCTGCAATCTTTGCCACCTGAGATAGTCTCTAAGCGCGGTGGGCCGGTCAAACTTGCGCTTGGCAAAGGTGCACGCTTTCTGAAAGACAAAGCCAAAGCAAATCTTGGCGTACAAATTGCCAAAAACGGCGATCAATCAACCGGATTACTTGAAAAAAGCGTTATTTCTAGTCGCGGCAAAGCGCCATTAGACGGCAAGGGCGAGCGTTATTTAGTTCGTGTGAAAAACAAGTCATACAATAAACAAAGTGGCGGCAAAGTCACAACGCTTAAAACGGCGAACCTAATGGAGTACGGCTCAGAGCATCAGCCTGCTACACCTTGGCTGCGGCCTGCTTTTAACAGCTACGCACAGCAAACAATTGATCTTGTTGTCTCAGACTTAAAGCGCAGAATTGATACGATCGTAGCCAAACTTGGTCAACAAAAAGCAGGGGTAAGGTAATGCTGCCAAACATTTACGCCATTTTGCGTGCTAACTCTACCGTTTTGAGTACGGTTAGCACAAGAATTTACAGGCATGGTGCTGCGCCACAAGATGTGTTAAAACCTTATATAACATGGTTTGTTATTTCAGGTATCCCTGAGATTCAAATTAGTGGTACGCCATGCAGCGATGTTGATACAATACAGATTGATGTGTGGCATGAAACAGATGCAGGCGTTGAAACACTTGC